ATCTCATCATGATATGATTCAAAGTGTTGCGGAGCATGTTTACAAAGTAAGATTTTGATCCTAAATTTAGAAAGATAACCAGATTTGATTAGATCATCTGTTTTAGTTACACGCTCACAATCACCAAACAATCCTTCTAGTACCCACTTGTGTGTTTTGCTACCATCAAGTGTTCCAGTAAAACCAAAACGGTACTTGGCATTGTGTAACTTAGTCATGATTCCTGTGAGGGACTTCGACTTAAATAGGTGTGCTTCATCACCGATAACACAATCAATATCATCAAAGTATCTTTTTGGGAACTTGTAGATTGATTGCCAGGTTGAAATAATAATTGGTTTGTCAGTATTTTTATCTTTGCCTGAATATATCTTATGCACATGATCGTCAGCATTCCACCCGTAATCGTTAAAGTCATTGACCATTTGTTCTACGAGGGACGTAGTAGGGACGATGATCAACGTCTTCTTGTTGGTAGCAGTATAGTATCTGACGAGGGCATAGATCATAAGAGACTTCCCAGATCCCGTAGGAGAAAGAAGTAACTTTCGATTATTTTTTATAGCTTCGTAGACTGCACGATATTGATAGTCACGAGGTTTAATATCGCCATGGACAATTCTATCCATGAATGTCTTTACACCAGCAGGAGAAACAAAACCGTTTGGGTCTTCTACATCTCCATACCAATCATTCTTTTCATACTCAATATGGTATTGTCTTTCGTATGCCCATGTCTCTAAATGTTTTCTTAAACCATGATACAATTCACCTGTACCTGGTGAATACAAACGAATAGTTCCATCCCAGTATTTGTATCTGGGATTCTTTTTTAAGAACTTAGCTTCAGGAACTTCAAAGGTAAAGTAATCAGACAATTCTTGATGAACATGTGGTTCCTTAGAATTAATCGTAATGTAAACTTCGTTCTTCTTCTTAATAGAAAGGGTGGTCATCATTGTCCGTTAACAAATTTCTCCCACTCAATGGCACTCTTGACCTGAAACCCTCTATTAGAAATTTGACGCATGACTTGATCCAACCAGTACAACATCTGATCTAGATACTTGATTTTTGCCTCAAGGTTGATGATCTCATCATCACTCTCAAGGTATGTTTTCATTTTCTCGGAAGTCTTAATGCTTGATCCAAATGGTTTAGCGGCGTAGATTTTGGCGTCTGCCTCTCCAGAGTAATACTCGCGCTTTTCCCTAACCAATTTACGGATCTCAAATTCAAGTGAAGCTTTGATCTGTGAGATGTCAGTGTAATGGTTTAAGTATTTATTGTGTTGGAAAGGGATGTTTAAAGCGAGTTGTCCCAGATCTGTGCTATACTGTTTGTTCTTGAATTGAAAGTCAACTGCAGAATCTTCCGCCCAGTCTTCTCTCAATTTTTCAAATTTATTACGAAGAGATTCAAAATTCATAAAGATTTCATTTGTTTATCACGAAGGAAGAACTGCTGGTGTTTAAATGTCACCTCTGCAGTAATATATTCCACATCAGTTATTGTAGCATCAAATTGTAGGTTACTCAAAGATACAGGAAATATATCCCGAAACTCTACAACAAATGCTGGATTGTATTGCGAAGTAGCAATATGTAATTGTGCGTTGGTGTAAATGTCTAACTCATTTGTTGTACGTTGCATCTGATCTGCATTGCCATTATCTCTCATCCATTTATGAATAGAGTTATAATTGACTAGATCTTCGTCAACAATAAAACGCACAGTAAAATCCCCAAACGTTACTCCACCGCCAGGAATGACAGGCACGTTTCTAAAACGAGTCGGTACTTCCGTGGTTGGCATTTGTACGTCAGGAACATTTGCTGATTGGCAAAAGAAATCTACCCCTGCAAATTTTTCTAATTTGAGGAGATAACCAATAGGGTTTAAGAAGTTCCTATTCCTAGGTTGTTCTTTATACCATTCAGCAGACATATCAACTTCCCAAGCTATAAGTATTTATTAGCGTTGAAATACTCTTTGAATAGGAACTTGTTTTAATTTGTCAATAACATCGGATTCAACTCTACTAACAACTTTATCCAACAAGTCCACATCTATGTGCATGAACGGTGGGATGATACCAAGCAAACGAAGTAAACCATCCACAAATAATGCAAGAGTTGTAAATCCTAAGATCATACTGATAACAGTAGCATCCCGATTATGCTTTGCCATTGAAGCTTCATCTATTTTTCTAGCTTCACTAACTGCTCTTTCTACTGCTTCTTCAATTAATATATCAATTTCTTCTTTTGTGTAGTTAGTCTGGTTTGTCTTCATTGTTCCAAAAGTCTTCCCAGTCTTTGTCTGAGTTTGTAGCATCTGTAATATTTTTATTATCTAAATCACCAGTCATCTAGTTCCTCCTCTTCGTCCCATACTTCATATGGTCCGTGTTGCATACGTTTTAACCTTTCAGTTTCTGATTTAAATGATGATGCTTCTGATAACCAGACAGCAAATTTCATTACAATAAAAATTACTGCTAGTGGTGACAAACAAAACAATAATACTAATGATTGGTTCATTGCGAATATTCGTTTAGTATATCTAGCACAGTATTCAAAGTGTCATGAGCACCATCGTGCCATTGCCCTGTTCTCTTGTCGTGTACTCCATCGTATAAATCTGTTTTTAATTTATACACCTTTGCAAGCATATCAGTTTTATGTAAGCTACCACGGGGCATAGTAATTCAGAGATACTGCTTCTATTTAAGCACAAAAAAAGGGACCCCGTAGGGTCCCTGTGTTGATTTCGTAACCGTATCAGGTGAGGTTCGCAACGCGAACACGTCTGTAATACTGGTTGCGGTTGTGTGTAAGTGCCTCGGCATCAGGTGTGCCGTTGCTCTGTACAACGAATGGGTTAGCAACCATACCGTAGCGTGTCTTGAAGCCAATCTTGGGCTGGAAGGTGCTAGGGTCAATGCTTCTGAGCATTTGTAGGGGAACGTATGGGCAGTAGAACAGTCCACTGTCATAAGGTGAAGAACCCTTATAACCAACTACGTAGTAGTGGGTGTTAGAAACGTTAGCAGAGTAAGGATCAACAAAGACCTTAATGCGTCCGTTCATTGTACCTACAAGTAGGTTACCTGTGTCATCAACTTCACCGATGGAAGGACCACCAGCGCCGCTTAGACCTGAGGAATAGTCGAGTGTGCCAGACATGGCAAGAGCAGAAGCTACATCAGCAGAAGTGATGATGAAGTTGCCCTTTCCTCTACGAGTTTGCTGCGCGATAGCGTTAGCATCTCTTTCAATCTGGAACATAAGTCCCTTGAATTTCTCAACAGACCATCTGCCGTTGCTGTCAACGTCGAGGTCAAATACGCCAGCGTTAGCAACGTTGTTCTGTGCGCCAGACTTAGCGACAGTGTAAACGGTTCTAACAACTTCACGGTTGATTTCAGCAAGGATCTCACTAGACAGTAAGTTAGCAAGTTCCTGCTCAGCATCAAGACCATGAATTGCTTTCAAGTCTTGAGCAAGTTCTAGAGTGTATTCTGCTTTCAAAGCACGAGTCTTTGCAGTAACAGAAGTCTTCTCGATGCTGAAGCTCATCTCGTTGAATAGGGTTGAACCCGATCCTAGTGCTTCTGCATCTTCTCTAGCGATGTTGCCTGCTTGGCGCTCGTAGTTAGCAGCAGTTGTGCCGCCGCCTGTAGCGTCGTTAAGCAGTGCAGGGTTAGCATCAGTAGTACCACCGTCTCCAAGAGGAGAAACGGGGTCGTTGTATGCTGCAGGACCCTGTGAGTTACCAGAGAAGTTGGTGTCAGGCTCGTTGTAGAGTGCTTCTGAACCAGCGCGTAGTGCAGCGCCATTCTCTTGGTAATGTGACTTCATTGCAAAGATTAGTCCAGTAGGACCGCTCATTGGTTGAACGCCACAGATGTCGTATGCTACCAAGTTAGGCATGGCACGACGGATTAGGGAGATCATTACAGGATCGAAACCTGCAAGTCCACCAGTTTGAGTACCGAGACCGCTACCAGATAGTGCGTTTGTACCGATAGCACCAACAGTGTTGGATGCTTCGTTGATCATACCACGCTCTTCACGTAGTTGTGATTCTGTGTTTTCTAACAGAACAGCGGTAACAGCCTTTCTATAATTGTCTTTGATGGCAACAGAGCCTTCATGACCTAGAACAGGTGCCCACTTTTCGGTTAGAGCTTTTGAGTTAAACATTTTGTTTAATTGCTCCGAATTAAAAATTTATGGGTTAGTTATTATCAGGATTTCCAGTGGTTGAGTGCG